GGGTCGCCGCGCGGTGTGGCTTTCGCGAAATTTCTGTCGATAAGGCATGAAAAAAAACGCTTCTTCTTCTTCCGGCGCCCCGAAAAACCGGCCGAAACAGGCCGCGAAGTCGAAAAATGCGGGCGAGGCGGAAATCCGCGGGGATCTCGAGGCTTCGCGGCGATATGGAGTGTCGACTCGGACGGTGAAGAGCTGGCGTGATGCCGGCATGCCGCATCGGAAAGAAGGGCAGCAGTGCATTTACCTGCCATCAGAGACTGATCCTTGGGTCGATCTGCAGCGGCGGCCGAGCGAGACGCAGAACCTGAGTCCGGCGACGAAATTGAAGCTGGCCCGGGAAGGCGAACGGCTGAAACAGGATCGCCTCAAAGCCGCGGCGATGGAGCGGTCGGAGGCGGTCGAGCTCGGGAACGTGCTGCCGCGGGATGAATGGGAGTTGTTCGCGGTCGAAGTCGTACAACAGGCAAGGGATCGATTCATGCGGCTCCCAAAAATGCTGTGCAAACACGTGCCCGCGAAATATCACCGGGTGCTGCAGGCGGAGGGGGAAGGGGACGTCCGAAAGATTTGCGCGGAAATGGCCCGTTGTCTGGAACAAGGGGTGAAGGATTGAAGTGCTCAGCCGCCGAGTCTGGGACTCCTGGATCCCGCCCGATCGAGTCCGGGCCGTCCAGTGGATCCCCGACAACATCGTCATCCCCGAAGAAACCGAAACACCCGGTCTGTTCGACCTCGATTTGTTCCCGCACGTGCGGGGCGTGCTCGAAGCCATCGACGACCCGTTAGTCAGGCAGATTTACATGCAATGGTCGGTCCGCAACGCGAAGACCACGACGGCACTTGCCGCGCTGATTTTCTTCGCCGTCAACGCGCCCCGTCCGATGCTGTTCGGCTCGTCGACCGACGACAAGGCTGACGACACAATCGACAGCCAACTCTATCCGATGCTCGAGGCCTGCGCGGCGACGCGCGAGCAGCTCAAGCCAGAACATCAGCGGAATAAACGGTTCGTGGCCCTGCGGCGTTGCCGGATCCGCAAATCTTTCAGTGGCTCTCCATCGAGCATGGCCGGGTTTCCCGCCTGTTACGGTCATGCCGGCGAAGTATCGAAATGGACGACGAAAAAGAGTTTCGAGGCGGACCCTGTCAAGTTGTTCACCAAACGTGCCCTGTTATATCCGTTCGAATCGAAATACTTTTTCGAGTCGAGCCCTGGCACCAAAGGGAACTGCCGGATCGGCCGGCTGATGAACGACCCGGGGACTGATCGCCGCCGCCGTTACGTGCCGTGTCCGCACTGCGGAGAATTCCAGCTCCTCAAGATGGGAACCGGCCAGGAGGAGACCGGCGGCCTGCGCTGGGATAAACGCCCGGGCGAACATTCCGAGCGGCCGATGGCCGTCGCCTCGGCCTGGTATGAATGCCAGTTCTGCTTCGGACGGATCGAAGACCGACACCGGCCGGCGATGATGCGTGCCGGCGTCTGGCTCTCCGAGGGACAATCGATCGACCGCAAAGGAAAAATCGCGGGAAAGCCGCGGGTCGCCAGCCCGAATGTCGGTTTCGGCCCCTTGTCGGCGCTCTACAGCCTGGCAATCTCCGGATGGGGCCAGCTCGTCGGCGAATTCCTCGACAGCCGGAACGACAGTGAATCTCGCCGCGATTTCAAGAATTCAGTCGAGGCCGAGGAATGGGACCCGCAGCCGGTCAAGGTGCATGCGCACGAGCTGGCCGAACGCCTCGCCAGCCCCGACGCCGAGGCTCGCCGGCTTTGCCCGGCCTGGTCGGTTTTCCTGACGATGGCCGTCGACGTGCAGGCGGGGGGCGAACAGTACGAATGGCAGGCAACTGCCTGGGGCCCGCATTCCCGGGGCCACCTGGTCGATTATGCCGTTTGCTATTCCGAGGCAGACGTCGAGGCCCTGATTCGCGGGGCCTCGTTCCCCCATGCTGATCGTGGAAACCCGCTCCGCCCCGCTCGGGTATTGCTGGACGCTCGCGACGGGCATGTTACCGAGCGGATTTACGCTTTCTGCCGGCGGGTACCGGGCTGTCTCCCCTGTATGGGCTCGCGGCATTCGGCGTTCCCCGAGTTCTGCCGGCCGCAGTCGCTGGACGGCAACCCGACCTATAAACGGGCCGCGGCGGCCCAGGTCGCGCCGACGCATTTTTCGACGCTGCCGCTGTATCTCGAAATCAATACCGAGCGTACGCAGCGATGGGTGCAGACGCTCATTGAAACCGATCCGCTGCCGGGCCAGCCCCCGATTTTCACGGTGAACGCCGAGGCGGCGATGGATTTTTCGTTTCTCGATCAGCTCCTCAATGAATATGCCCACGATGAGGTCGACAACTCGGGCTATCTGGTTTCGGCCTGGCGGAAAACGGGCAAAAACGAACAGCGCGACGCGTTGCGCTATAACAGGGCCTTGGCCGAGCTCTTGATGCAGAACGGGCGGAGCTGGCCGCTGCTCAAGCGAATTCCAAACGCCGGCAATGCCCCGCAACAGCAAAGCGAACGGCCGGCCGGATTCACCACCCCCGACGGCCGCCCCTTCCTGGTGACCGAACGATGACGGCCCATGCACCCGGATTTTTCGCACGACTGGCGATGATAGCGGCCATGGCGCCGCGATTCAGGAAGGAACGAATTCAGACGGTGATCATCGGGAAGAAAGTCCCGCGAAACTCGAAATGCGTCTGCGGCAGCGGCAAGAAATTCAAGAACTGTTGCGCCCGTCCGGGCGAATACCTCACACTTCAATAGGAGCCACGGATGGCGCGAGCGAAAACGAAGGTAGAAGACGGGGAATCGAAAATCGCGATTACTGACGTCGGCGGACCGACGCAACGAACCGTCCGCATCGAGGCCCCATTGATGGCCGGACAGCCCGGCTACGTCCAGCGGCACCTCGACATGCAACTTTCGAGTATGCAGTCGGCGGCGCTGCGGGAACTGTTTGACGGTCTCTATGCCCGCTCAGAACGTCTCCGGGACGGCTCCCCCATTAAGAACGGCCCCGACGCCTTGCGCTGGCTGCTCGAGCAGCTCGCCCAGGCCGAGGCGATCGCCGAATAAGGAAAGAGCATGGCGAAGAAATCCGCGACGAAAACGCCGGGAATTCGCGATCGGATTAAAGAGCTGCGTCGGGTGAAAGCCAGCGAGCTGCTCGCCGACCCGCGCAATTGGCGGCTGCATCCTCTGGGCCAGAAGAATGCCCTTAAGGGGCTGCTCGACGAGGTCGGCTATGCCGATGCCCTGCTCGCGCGCGAGCTGCCCGATGGCCGCCTGATGCTGGTCGACGGGCATTTGCGCGCCGAGACGACGCCCGATGAGATCGTGCCGGTGCTCGTTCTTGATCTGAACGAGGCCGAGGCCGGCAAGGTGCTCGCGACGCTCGATCCGCTGGCCGGCATGGCGGAAATGGATTGCGCCAAACTCGACGCCTTGTTGCGCGAGGTCGATATCGGCAATGCCGACGTGCAAAAGATGCTCGACGACCTGGCTGAGGACGCGGGCCTGGCGTCGGCCCCCGATCCGCAGCAAGATGAGGTCCCTTCGCCCCCGAAAGTTCCGGTCACTCGCATCGGCGATCTCTGGATTCTCGGAACGCATCGATTGCTCTGCGGAGATTCGACAAAGCCGGCGGACGTCGCCCGCGTGATGAATGGCGAACGGGCCGGACTGATGAATACCGACCCGCCCTATGGCGTCTCGTATGCGAACGATGATCGTCCGAACCCTGGGGTGGCGAAGCCGCGGGTGGCGAATGACGAGCTCGCCGACGAAAAATTGCAGGCGTTCCTCGAGTCCGTTTTCAAGACTGCGGTCGATACCGCGCTCGCCGAAAAATCGGCTTGGTATCTTTGGCATGCGCATTTGACCCAAGGATATTTCGCCGCCGCCGCCGCCGCCGCCGCCGCAAATGTCGTGCTACACCGGCAAATTATTTGGGTCAAACCGGTATTGCTGCTGGGCCGTGGACATTATCACTGGAAGCACGAACCATGCTTTATGGGATGGGTGAAGGGAAGGCAGCCGCCGGACTACGGCGAGGGGAATGGCGAACGAACGCAGACGACTGTATGGGAGCTCAAGAGCGTGAGCCAGGCTGACCGGAAAGAGTTTGACCATTCGACGCCGAAGCCGGTCGAGTTGTTTTCGATCCCGATTTTGAAACATCTGCAGGCAGGTGAGATCTGCTTCGAACCATTCGCCGGGAGCGGTCCACAATTCATAGCGGCCCAGCAACTGGGTCGTCGCTGCTTCGGGGTCGAATTGGAACCGAATCACTGCGATGTCATTTGCGAGCGATATAGGAAGGCCTCCGATAATCCACCGGTCCTCGAATCGACCGGCCAGACGTTCGACGAGGTCCGCGCCGAGCGACTGAGCCAAAAGGCTGCCGCCAAATCCAAAAAGGCGAAAAAGCGGTCCGCGGCCTGAAAATGACGCGCCAGGATGCCCCAGGATCGACGCGAATGACTCGGTCCGATCCGTAGGACGTCCAAAAATCCGCTTTCGGAGTCGGCTTTCGCGTTTGGCGACAATCAGCCAGAACGCTCCGAATGTCCTCGCTCACGTCCGCCAGCACCTTCCAGCAGATCGAGAACAGCTACCTCGATAACGCCTCCTACGCGGAGGACAACGACGTGGTGAAGGCCAAGGCGTTCGTGACGGCCTGCCGGATGCTGCTGCTGAAAATTCCTGCCAAGAGCACCCACGGCAAAGGGGGCTCGGTCGAGTTCAACACCGAAATGATTCAGCGTCAGTTGACCGAGGCCCGTTCCTGGCTCGCCACGCATGGCACGCCCGACGTCGTGCATCCCGGCTTCGGGAACTTCCGCGATTACCCACCCGGCTCGAGCTGGCCAGGCCCCGGTTATTGCTAATCGATGCGAACCATCCCCAAAAATCTGGCGACGAACTTCGAAGATGCCCAGGCGCATTATTCGGCGGCTCGGCGTTCGCGGTTTCGAAGGCTGCGAACCGGCACGCTCGCGATGGGCTCGACCGCCGATTACCACTATGCCATCCAGACCGACTTTTTGAGAATTCTCGAAGACAGTCGGGACATGGACCGCAACGATGCGGTCGTCGGGGCGATCGTCGATCGGGCCGTGACCAATCTCGTTCAGGACGGGATGACCAATGAGCCCGACACCGGCGACGCCGGGGCGAATACTGCCCTCCGCGACCGCTGGAACGCCTGGGCCGAAAACGCCGACGAATGCGACATTCAGCAGGAATGTTCATTCGTCGAAATGGAAGCCCTCGCTAGCCGGCACATGCTCGTCGATGGCGACGTCCTGGGTCTATTGACCCCCGAGGGGGCTGTGCAAATGGTCGAGGCGCATCGCCCGCGAACACCCAGCAATAGCCGCCGTAACTGTGTGCATGGCGTGCTGCTCGATGATCGCCGCCGCCGGATTGAATACTGGTTAACTAAAGACAACGTCTCGCCGCTCTCGCAAGTGAGCCGGGTCAGCGACATCATCCCATACAAGACGCGCGACGCCGACGGCAACCGCGAAATCGTCCATCTCTACAACCCGAAGCGCGTCACCCAGACGCGGGGCGTATCGGCCTTCGCCCCGATCTTCGATTTCCTGGGGATGTTCGAAGACATCAACTTCGCCCACCTGGTGAAAGCCCAGGTCTCGGCCTGTTTCGCGATTTTCAGATCGCTCGACGTGGCCGCGCCGCTCGATGCGCCGCCGGGCCAGGGCGGAACGCGGTGGACCGAGCCCGAAACCGATGGCTCGACGCGCACCATCGAGGGCATTGCCCCCGGAATGCAGGTCTACGGGCGACGCGGCGAAAAATTAGAGGGATTCGCCCCGAACGTGCCGAATGAGTCATTTTTCAACCACATGAAACACATCCTGACAGTCATCAGCATCAATCTGGGGCTGCCCCTCGTCGTCGCTCTGATGGACGCCAGCGAAACGAACTTTTCCGGCTTCCGCGGGGCGGTCGATCAGGCCAGGATGGGCTGGCGACGCAACCAGGCGGCCCTGGTCGGACGCTGGCATCGCCCGATCTATAAATGGAAGGTCCGCGACTTCATCGACGAGGATCGGGCCCTGCGGGCCATCGCGGGCAAGCTCGGCGATCGGATCTTTAATCATCGCTGGGAGCCGCCCCGCTGGCCGTACATCGATCCGCTGAAAGATGCGTCGACCGATTTGCTTCGCCAGCGCAACGCCCTCACATCGCCCAGGCGGATCCAGCAGGAACGGGGCGACAACTGGGAAACGACCTCCACGGAGATCGTCGAAGACAATGCCCTGGCGATCCGCAAAGCTAAACAGGCTGCCGCAAAATTGAACGCCGATTTCCCCGACGATCCGCCGGTGCAGTGGCGCGAGCTGCTCAGCCTGCCGACGCCCGATGGCGTCCAGGTTTCCCTCCAGGGAACGGATGACGTGACGGCGGCCAATACGAACGCCGATCAGAACGCCGGAAGCGGCCCCAAAAAACAAGGCGCCCAGAAAGGGAACAAGTGAAAGACGAAATCACACTTGAACTGACCGGGCAGCCGGTGATCTCCGCCGCCGAACAGTATTTCGGGGTCTGGGCGATTGCCGAGGAAACATTTCGCGGCGTTGTCGAGCATGTGACCGGCCTGAATCTGGTCGCACACGTCAGTTTGAATCAACAGCCGGCCGCCATCGCGGCGGCCAGTTCGCGGGCCAACGCCGCGGCCGAGCTGCTGGACGGCGTCGCTGTCGTGAATTTGTCGGGAACGCTAATGAAATCGGTCGGCTCGCTTTCGAGCGGCACGTCGACCGTCAATGCCCGCCGGCAGATCCGCCAGGCGGTCGCCGATCCTGCAGTCAAAGCCATCCTACTGCGGATCGACTCGCCCGGCGGCACCGTCGCCGGCACGTCCGACCTGGCCGACGAGGTCACCGCGGCGATCGCCGCCGGCAAACCCTGTTATGCCTACGTCGAGGACCTGGCCGCCTCGGCGGCTTACTGGATCGCCAGCCAATGCGACAAGGTCTATTCCAACGCTACGGCGATGATCGGTTCCATCGGAACTTACATGACCGTGCAGGATTATTCCGCCGCCGCGGCCCAGAAGGGGGTCAAGGTGCATGTCGTTCGCGCGGGGGCGATGAAGGGCGTCGGCACGCCCGGAACCGAAATCACCGCCGAACACCTGGGGGAACTGCAGCGGCTCGTGAATGATCTCAATTCGCAATTCGTCTCCGCCGTGGCCAAGGGCCGGAAACTTTCCGCCGAGGTCGCCGCGGGCCTGGCCGACGGGCGCGTGCACGTCGGCAGAAATGCCCTCTCGCTGGGGCTTGTCGACGGCATCCAGAGTTTCGATGCCACATTAACGGCACTGGCCACGCTTGGCTCGGCTTCGCCGATTTCAAATCCAACACCCAACACCCCTACTCGCAAAGGAATGAAAATGAGCGGCGAAAATGCAGCGGCCAACGAAACGAAAACCGAAGTTATCCCCCAGGCCGCGAGCGTTCAGCAGCTCAAAGCCGCATTCCCGAAAGCCGATGCCGCCTTTCTGATGGGGCAGCTCGAGCGGAGCGCCACAATGGCGCAGGCGCAAGGGGCCTGGACCGAGCACCTGCAGGCCCAGCTCGATGCCAGCCAGGCCGAGCTCGCCAAGGCCAAGAAGAGCGGCGCGCCGGTCCTGACGACCGGAACCCGCAAAACCGCAGCCAGCGCGGCGACCGAAGCCGCCTCGACGTCGGAATTCGACGGCGACGCGAAAGCTGAAATGTCCCGCCTGGTCGGCGAACGGATGCGCAATGGAATGGGTCGTTCCGAAGCCACGAGGGCGGTTGCCCGGGCGAATCCCGAATTGCATCGGGCCTATCTCGAAGCGACCAACAGCCCCAAGGTCCATGCACTGATCGGCGAACGCTTCGAGGGGTAATTCGCCGACTTTTGTACACCCACCCCCTGTACAAAAGTCGCGAAACGGGGGCATCCAATTCAAATCACAAACTTTTTCAGGAGCTCATAACATGCAAGTCAACTCGTCAGCTCTGGTTACTTTCCCGAAGACGGGCGCGCTCGCGGCCTGCCTGCGGGTGATCATGGTCGGGAGCAATCTGGCCCTGGCCGACGCCAACGATCGCGAAGACGGCACCTTGGCCCAGAATTATCTCGCCTCGGGTCTCGGCCAGGGGAACTATGCATCGGTTGTTTCCCGCCATGCCCCGGGAACCTGCATGATGGTCGCCTCGGGCGCCATTTCGCAATGGGCCGACGTCTTCGCCGACGTGCTCGGCCAGGTCTCCGCCAATCCGACAGGTTATTACATCGGCGTCGCCTGCACGTCCGCGGCGACGGCCGGCGATTGGATCGAAGTATTTCGCGTCGACGATCGCGGCGGCATGATTTACACGTCGACCGGCGTTTCGAACGTGATCACGAACGTAAACACCGAGACCGCGTTCAATAAAACGTGCACGATCGCCCCGAACGTTCTCAAAGTCGGCGACATGATCCACGTGATCGCGCACGTTCTCTGCCCCGCGACGAACTCGACCGACACGCTGACACTCAAATTGAAAATCGGCGCCACGGTCGTTGTGGCCACGGCGGCGGTCGACGTCGCGAACAGCGATATCGCTTTGATCGATGCCATGTTGATGATCCGTACCGTCGGGGCCTCGGGAACCTTTATTGCGGTCGGAACGCAGGGGCTGGGAACGCCCGGCACCGTGACCGCGAAACCGTTCAACCTGGCCTCGACGACGATCGACACAACCGCTTCGCAGGTGATTTCGGTAACGGCTACCTGGAGTGTGGCAAATGCCGGTGACCAGGCCGAACTCGATTTATTGTCCGTGATTCGCAACGGTGGCTGACGACGTTCTCAGTTCTCGGTTGCCAGCCGTCCGGCTGGCAACCGGCGGCTGCTCTGGCAACTCACAACTGACAACTGACAATTTTTCGCAAAGGAATGCACGATGCTTGGTTCAGTAGGAACAATCACCCGTTACGATTTGTCGCTCCCGATGGCCGAATTCGACCTCGAGGCGAACCGGAAGGGATATATCGGTCCCTCGATCCTGGTGCCGCGCCTCGTCGGCATTCAGGCCGCCGACGTCGGCAAGATCCCGCCGAATCAATTGATTTCGGCCGGGCCCGATACGACCCGCGCTTCAGGCGCCGGTTACAAGCGCGGTAGCTTCGAAATGGACAAATATAGCTACAGCACCCAGGAACACGGTTTCGAAAGCGCGATCGACGATCGTCAGCTCGCGATTTACGCCGGCATCCTGAACGCAGAGGCGGTCCACTCGCAGCGGACTCAGAACTTTGTCCTCGAAGATTTCGAGCGAGCCTGCGCCGCGGCGGTCATCAATACCGGGACGTTCACAGGAGCGTTAACGGGCGGTGTGCTTAACGGCGTGTGGTCTACGCATGCGAACGCGACGCCGATCGATGATATTCATAAGGCAATGGAGGCCGTCCGTCTCAATTCGGGACTGGAGCCGAATATTGTCGCTTTCAATTCGCTCGCGTTCTGGCATGCGATGAATTCGACCCAGGTGGTAAGCCGCGTGCAATATACGAAGACCGCCACAATGGCCGAATTGGCTGGCCTTCTTGCTGCCTGCATCGGCATCAAGAATCTGGTTGTCGCCGGAAATGGCGTCGGTGGCGCTTCGGGAGGTGGTTTCAAGAATACCGCCAACCAGAACAACACCACGCCGACCTTCGCCCGCATCTGGCCCGATACGACGGCATTCGTCGGTCGTGTCGCTGAAACCGAAGATCCGCAGGAGCCGTGCTTCGGTCGCTCGTTCATCTGGAACGGTGCCGCCGGCGGCGAGGCCCCGACGTCGCTCGGCGACGATCAGGAACTGGCCCTCATCATGGAAGAATACCGCGACGAACGCGTCCGCGGTTCCGTGATCCGTGCCCGGACCGACTGGGACATCCAGATTATGTATGCGACCGCCGGGTACAACCTGACGGGAATTCTGTAATCGAGGCGTCAAAACGGTGAAGAGACAAGCCCGATGCAGGAGGCACTGCATCGGCTTGTTCTCTTCCCGGTTTCCTGCAGTCGAGACCGCCGTTCATGGCCAGTCAGTTCGCCACGCTCTTCCAGAATCACGCGATCCCGGTGCTCTCTGAGCAGCTCGGCGAGGCAGTGGTGCGCTATCCCCTGGGCGATTTGTTGTCGCCCGTTTCTATCGTCGCAATCTGGGCCGAGGATGATTCCCAGGACACGCCGGTCCGCGGTCACGAGAACCTGCGGAAAGTCGCGCTGACGATCCTCGACTCGACGATTGTTCCCGACGCTCGGGACATTTATGCCCCTGCCGCCGACTGGGCCAATCCGGCGCAAGTCGGTATTACGCCGCCACTTCGGCAATGGACCGTTCGCAGCATTTCCCGCGGCACTGAACCGGCGACGGTCTGCAATCTCGAATTCCGCGAAATGGAGATCCGGAACGGGAAGGGGGGCCGGCTCCTGTGAGCGTTTCCCCCACCGGCATCGTTTCTCTGCCGCTTTACTACGCCCAGCAGACGCTGGCCGCGTCGGTCACGTTCCAGGGTCTAATGCAGGTTTCTACTTCTGCTGCCGCGGCGGCCAGGGTGTTTATCGGCGAGACCGACGAGAATGCCGACGGCGACGCCCGGCCGCGGGCCCTGCTCGATCACATTGACGATATCGGGTTCGACAAGATCACCACGACGGGCCTGCTCGGCAACGGAACGGTCGAGTGCATCATCGAGGTGCCGACGCCGGCGGCCTATGCCGGCGTCGTCCGCGACGCGCGCATCTGGTTCTACAACGCGCTCGGCGGCGTGCTCTCGGAAATGTTCGCCCTGGCCGGCGTCGGCGGGTACCTGAATATCCTCGGCTACAAAATCACGGCGATCGGCCGGGCCGATCCAAAAGACAACGACGGGGCCGACTTCTGGGTCTGCGATCTCGATCTCAACTGGCAGGGGTAGATGAGCATTTTCAAACTTGAATTCAGCTACGAAGCGAGTTTGTGCACGGAGCCAGCGCACAAACGGCTGATGAACCGTCTCTATCGCGAGGCGATGCAGCGGCACAAAGAGAAAATCCTGCCGCGGCACTTCGAGAAAGTTCCCGAGACCGAGCCGCACGGCGCCTACGGTTATGCCCCTCGTTCCCGGCGATGGAAAAATAGAAAGGCTCGACAGGGGAAAGACCCCGATCGGCCGCTCGTTTATACCGGCCTGATGCGGACGATTGTCATTCGCGAATCGGTTGTCCGGGCCACGAAAGACCATGCCACGCTCACGGCGAAAAATCATTATCCGATGAGCGAACAGCGACGGCGGGAAGTCGAAGCGATTTCCGACCGTGAAATTTTTCGCATGGCCGGGCGGATGAAACAGGATTACATGCAGCTCGTCAAAACACCCGAGTTCGCCCGCCGCCGCGGCGTGCGGCGAATTGGGGCAACGCCTTAAGGAATCTAAGACATGGACGTCCTATACGATGCGGTCCTCGGTGCGAATACCCTGCATCAGATCAAGCGCACCAGTTTTCTGCCGTCGGTCGAATCGCAATCGCTTCGCCAGTCTGGCGCTCTCGATCCCACCAACATCGTGGTGAAAGGGGCCGAGCCGCGGGTCACCTTCGAATCGATGGATCTGACCGGCGTTCTGGCGGCTTGCTCGGTCACCGGCGGGCTGTTCGTCAGTTCCGGCACGATCACGATTCCCTGGAACCGCCGGGCAAACGGCGGGACCTTCGCCGGCGGCAGCACGAATTTCGTTTTGAACGGCACCAATGGGCTCTTCATTCTCAAGGGAATTTCCGCCAGCCAGGGGGACGAGGGGGCCGTCGCCGAAATCGAGGGATGCTTTCTCTCGACCGATGGTCTGACGGTTCCCGTAACGTCATCGGTCAATCAGGCTCTCGGCGCGCAGGCCTACGGCACCGCCTATGCAATGGGCCCGATGTATCTGGACGGCACGCAATTGACCCAGGTCGAATCGATTCGCGTCGACCCGGGAATCGGCCTGGTTGTCAAACGCTTCGATGGAGCGGTCTATCCGACGATCGCATTTATCCAAGAACGAAATCCCAGCATAGACGTGACCTTCGAGAACTTCGACGCCATGAACACCTATGGCCCGTTGTTCAACTCCATGACGACCGCCGCCGCCTACTTCCGCAAGAAAAGCGACGGCGGAACATTCGTGACCGACGTTACCGCCGGGCATGTGCAATGCAGCTTCGGGACCGGGCTGCGTGTGATCCAGGGGGCCGACGCCTCCGACACGTCGAACGGCAAAGCGACAATGAAAATCATCGGCAAGTCGCTGGCGAGCTCGTCCGCGCACGCGATCCCCTGACGTTTCCAATTTTCGGGCCATTTCCCCGTTTCTACTTCTGGAGGTTTTCGCGATGGATGCAGCCAAAATTGCCGCTTTCAATTCCGGTGTTCAGGCACTCAACACGCTGGCGGCGACGGTCGCCGAAGACGGTCAATCGCTCGGCCAGGCCGAACAAGCCCTGACCGATGCCCAGGCCGTTGTCAATCAACGCCAAGGCAAGGCGGACGCCGACGTCGCCAGTATGCAGACCGCGTTTGACGCGCTCGTCGCCGCGGGCCTCGATCTCGGGCTCAAGGTGAATCTTCCAGCCGCCTCCTGAAAAGGAATGCCGTGCATTATCAGTTGTGGATACCCAATGCCCGCGGACAGGATCCGCGGATGCTCGAGGAGCTCGGCCTGGCCGACTTCATCGTCGGGGCTGAATTCATGCCCGAGGCCAAGGGCCCGGTCGAGGGTCCCGGCGTTATTATCGCCTGGCGCCGGCCCGGGCATGCGTTGATTGGGTATCAACCAGACAAACAGACCTGGCTGCCGGCCGTCCCCCGCGACGGCCTGGCCGCCGGTCGCTTCTGGGTCGGCCTCTGGAACGATTTTCCCCTGACGCCGGCAGACCTCGCCAGGCCGTACCCGCAGCCCGGCAGTCGCGTCCAGCTCGGCGACGGCAACGAATGGCTCATTCCGCTGGCGAAAGAGCTTACGGCCGACCTGAAGATGCAGGACGATGGGACCTGGCGGTATGAAATCCAACGCCGATTTCACGCCTTCTATCTCGACTACCTCCGTTGGCTGGCCCTCTTCGCCGAGGCCAGCGAAGGGACGACTTACGATTTTGCCGACGCGGCTGAGTTCGTCCTGCAAGGGCTGCGGATCAATTACCGGCTATTGCCCGAGGTCGTCTCGCAGGCCCGATTGTTCGACACCGACAACCTGAAACGCTCCCTATTCGCCATTCTGGGAGCGGGGACGTGACGCATGTCGAACGATATCAAAATCACGATCTCCGGCAACGATGCCGCCATGATCGCCGTCTGGCAGCGGCAACAGGCGCAGATCCTCAAAAACCAGGCTGCCCTCGAGAAACTCGCGCAGGCAGGTGAAAAGGCTGGTAAGGGGCTGTCGAGCGGGGCCGATGCCGGTTATTCAAGCCTGACGAAATTCGCCGGGGCAATCACTGGGATTGGCGGCACGATTGGCGGGATTACTGCGATCGTCGCCGTCCTCAAACGTGAATATGAAGACCTGATCCGCCGGCAGAAAGCCGCGGCCGATATTCAGATTTCGCTGGCCGACGCCCAGTCGCAGGCGATCATTAACCTCGGCAAAGATGACGTCGTCGATCGCAAGAAACTCCTGGCACTCACTCGCCAGGGCTCGAAAGAAACGGGGCTGAGCGAACGCGATTTCACGTTGGCATTTTCGGACGCCCTGTCGGCCCGCGGCGATAAATCGGCCATGCAGGCGTATGGGGCGACAAAGGCCTCGGCGGCTCTCCTTCCGTTCAACCCGCAAGCCGCGAAACTCCTCTCTGGGGCCGTGCTCGACATCAGCAAGGGGGGAAACATTTCGCCCGAGGCGGCCGTCGGTTATTTCGCCAGCGTCTCCCGCGCGGCGCGCGTGACCGATTTTCAGGGGACCGCCGAACATATCGCACCAGGCATCGTCGGCGTTACAAAATTCGGCGACAACCTGCAGCAGGCCGGCGGACTGCTCTCGACATTGTCTCTGGGCGAGGCCGATCCGACCGGGCGCCGATCGCGCACGGCCTCGATCAGCCTGGCGAAACAACTCGAGGAACGTTTCCCAGACTTGAAGAACACCGAAGAGAGAATCCGCGCCGTGCAGGCGGGCGGCCCGGCGGCCTGGAAAAAGTTCTTCGAAGGTGGGAAGTACAAGGTCGGCGGCAAGTCCAAGAAATTCGAAGGGGCCAGTTTCGAGGCCACGGCCCTACCGACGATCCGCGGTCTCTTAAGCAGCGACGCCGGCACGCAGGAGCGTAAGGAATACGAAGCGGCTCTCAAAAACGTGATCGATCCAGCGACGGGCGAGGCGGTCTATAAGGAGCTGATGGGGGACATCGGCGGCCTGAGATCGGTACAACTCGCCAGAAAACAGCGATTGTTCAAGGGGTCGGCAGAATCGGCACAGATCGACGATCGATTCGGGGCCGATGTCGCCGTCGGCCGCGAAGGACTCGAAGAGGTCCTGGCCGCGCATGGCCTTGGCGTTCTGCATCGCTTCGGGGCATCGGTTCGGTTTGCCGCCGACGTCGCCCGGGGCATCAGTCCCGAGGAAGCCGCGGCGTCGCGGATCCGTAATGCCGAGAAATTCGCCTCGCCTGGCGATGCCTCCGCACTCGAAAACGTCGCCACGCGGCTCGATGAACTGGTTCGGCTGCAGCAGGAAAGCAATGACATCGCCCGCGACAAGGGCAAACTGGAGCCGGTTCCGCTGATGGGTCCCGGCGCGGCGAATCAGCAAGGGGGCGGCTGATGGCCATTAACCAATACATTTCCGGAACGGCTGGATCGAATTTCACGTTCGCGTCGAGCTCGCTGCATGGCGACGTAATCCCCTCGGGTGACTTCGAGCCCGAACTGATTCAGGAAAAGTTCTTCGGCGTTCTGGGGGAATCGCATCTCATCGGAGCGCCCGGCGGACGGGATCTCTCCTGCGAATACTGGCTAACCGGATATGCCTCAGCCGTACTTCTCGGGACCGACCTGCAGACGATCGACACGCAGATCGGTCTGCTGCTGGGGGCTGTCGTGATGAGCGGCAACATTACGGGCCAATACAACAACTGCACATTTCTCGGGTACCCGCGGGGCGCCCGGTTTTTCGATGGGGCCGGCAACCTGGGCTGGTGCGTCGCCGGCCATCTTCTCTGGAGACAACGAAAACCATGATTCTATCCTGCACTGCCGCGGCGGTCCTCGTTCCTAAAATCGTCGCATTCGTGGCGGCAAATGACGTTGCAAACATTACCTGCCATCAGGCGTTTGTGCGGTTCTGCCCGCCGAATGTTCCATATCTCATTTTCGAAATGGCCTGGCAGCACGTGCTTTCCGGCCGTCACGAACTCCCCGAACTGCCGGCGGAAGAGGTCAAGCTGGACGCCACTCAGAATGGCTCCCCCTCCCCGCCGGCACAATAAACGGTTGACCGTATGTCAGCACTCTTAGGCGGCTTTGCGATGACCAGCGCGCAGTGGATTGCGCCGCAAACGCTCCTGGTGCGCTTCACGTCGACCTATACCGATCGCTTCCACCAGCTCTATTGCGGGCGAACACTCGTCGGCGTGTCGGGTTCATTCGCCGCCCGGAACGTGCAGGGAATCTTTGTCGCATCACATTACCCGGAGGAGCTGCAGCTCTGCGCCGTGACGGCGGACGATCGACATACCGACTTCGGAAGTGCCCTCCCGCCGCGTCCCTACAACCGGGCCCAGTTGGCGTTCACGACGTCGGGCTGGGGCGCGGCGGGCGTCGTCGGGATTGAGATCGTCTCTGGCGACGCCCCGGGCGGCGCCGTCGACGAGGCGAACGTTATCACGCTCATCCCGTTTGACGTCGACCGGCAATACAAGTATCTCACCGATCCCCTCGAGGGGAGCGGTACCTGGAATTTCGGCGTCGCCGGCCGGGATGGCACGCTCCCCCAGGGGAACCGAGGGGCCGAGCTGGCGATCGCCTGCCCAATCATCGCCCGGCCGCCCGACGTGGCGATCAATCCCGACAGCAGCCGGCTGACCGAAAGCGTTTCCGGCGCAGTGCTTAACGTCGGCTTTTCTTACAACTGGTGAAGGAGACGGACATGGACGTCTGGATCGAATACGCAAAACAAAACGGCCCCTGGGCGGTCATGCTCTGCGTCGTGGGTTATGCGCTTTGGCGGGCCTCCCGCTGGTTCGCCTCGAAAGTTGCCGAGCCGCTGGTGGGGGTCGTCGTAGCAGCCGTGCCGACCGTCGCGGGGGCCGCCGTCAAGATGCGCGACGACGTCGCCGAGATCAAAGAGTCAACGATCCGCATCGAGGCCCAGCAAGGCCACTGCTGCATGGCCCGGATCTCCGTCCAGCCCGGCAAAGCGGGCACAGCCCCGGCCTAAATCCGAATTCACAAGGGAATGTGATTCATGCGCACACTTCGCATACAAGACACCGCCGGCCACAATGATTACTTTTCGATCATCGACCCGACCGGAAAGTTTTTCGATTTCGCCGACAACACGCTTAAGGCGCTTCTTTCCAAAGCGGTCAACGGCGTTAATGCCGCTGGCGCGGGCAGCGGCTGGTTCAAATGCGCGACCGATGTCACGGCGTCACTGACGACCGGGAAAAAGATCCGCATTCGCGGGTCGACCGGGAATGATGGCGTTTACACGATTCGCGCGGGCAGCTCGTTCTCTGGCGGCAATACGCAGATCAATGTCAGCGAGGCGGTACCGAATGCCACGGCCAACGGGACGATCGACCTCAATGCGACTCCCTATTTGACGGCCACCGAACAAACCGACCCTGGCGGGTCCTCGAGTTACTATATTGCCAGCCTCGACATGACGTTGGTTCACACCTCGGGCGACTTGATGGACTTCGCGATCGCGGCCTATACCCCCGTCGGGACGTTCCCGGTACCGGCGACCGACACGATCATCGGCACGCCCGAACGCCTCCAGCTCGAATATGGTTTCGAGGGGTCGGGACGGATCGAACTCAAATTTAACCCGGTCTTCGAATCGACCGCCGGCACGACGTTTGACCTGTGCGCCTCGCTCTCCCGAAACGGCTATCGGATTCCCCTCGAGACATATGCCCCCGCGGCGACGCTGGCCCTGGCCGTACGGCAATATGGGGCAGGGGCCGACCTGTTCACGATCGCGGCGACAACTGTCAACGCGCTGGGACGGTTCGAACTGACCAAGGCCTCGCCCGGTTTCACCGCCGATCGTTTGTATTGGTACCGGGCGACGCTCGTCGAAAACGGCAATACCTGGGTCTTCGAAGACACCGTTCCGAATCACGGATAACTGATGCGCCTCGTTCCCCGCAAATCGACACGCTCCAACCAGCCCTTTTCGGGCAAGGGGGCGTCGCTCTATATCGGCAGCGGCTCCCCCGATCCCGGGCCGGCGTCGATCGTCTACCGGAACATGCGGGCCTGGCCGCAGGGCGGCCATTTTACCGCCATGGGAGGTTCGAAGATCGGCGGGACGAATACCCTGAAAACTGCCCGCGTCGGCAGCGTGAATGATCCGACGGCCGCTTTCGCTTACGCCCTGCCCGTGGCGCTCGCCTCGAAAACGGTTTACGCCCAGGTGCGGACGTTTTTTAACGACGTGGAAAACGAGACGATCCTCTCGCCGGTCCGGGTCGACCTTGACGGCTCGCGCAATGACGCCAGCACGATCAACGGAACGGCCATTTTGCTCTCCCCGATTTTGAATGATGGCGGTATCGTCACGATCCGTTTTAAGTACCAAATCGCGTTGACTGGAGTTCAACCCGCGCTTTTCAGGATCCATCGGACCGCCGGGCCCAGCTCACCCGCCGACGTGACGACGCCATTTGTCGCTGCCGGAATCTACGAAATCCAAACCCCCGCCCTGGTCGACGTCGGCCCTTATACCTACCAGATAACCGCCGAAAACGGCGCGACGGTCGTAACGCTCCTGTCAGGGATATCCGTGCAAGCCGACGCCACGGGCCCGACGATCGCGACGGCCGGCAGTGCGCTCCCCTGGTAATACTCGCCGCCCATGACAGTTCCCAATTCTCCATTGGTCTTTGCCGCGCGTGCCCAGCCGCTCGAGGTGCGCATGAAGGAAGACCGGCTCGATCCGACGCCAAAGGATGTGTCCGACAATTACCAGGCCCTCTCGGTGACCCGCTCGGCCGGCGGACACCGGCTCGATCATTGCGAATTGCGTTTCGATCTGGCCGCGGCCGGTGAACATCTGGAAGACGTCGAGACGCCTACCAACCAATCGACCCGCGTTCAGATCCACCTGGTCGATCCCGCTGGCGGCGATTCTTTGGGATGCCTTTTCTCGGGGGAGCTCGGGACCTCCGCGATTCGCATCGACCGCGCCGAAAGTCAGAACGCCACCGCCCGCATCGAACCCTGGCATTTCGGCGACGTTTTACTGGGACCGAAAGTTCTGGACATAGACAACGCAACCATTCTCACGCCAGATCACCCCATCATTTTTCAGCCCGAGATCGACGGCCGTATTGAAGATAACCGGCTGTTCATGCTGAACATCACGGCCACCGAAGACGCCGATAATTATTCGCTGTGGATCAATCCCGAGGCGGCACGCACAGGAACGGCGATGGAGGCCACCGGCCATTTGCCGCTCGAATGGACGCTGGCGTATGCCGTCCATTCGCTTTGCTGGGCCTGCAATCCCGATGAGACATTCATCGCCAACCCGACGCTCAAGGAGTTGCAAGCGATTTTCGAGCCGCCCGGTGACACCGTCGACCAATCGGGAGACGAGGCGGTCGATGACGCCGAGGCCGAGGCAGCCGACCAGACCGACGAGACAGCCGACCAGGCCGATGGCGAAGAGACTGAGGCAGAAGCCGAGGCCGATCAAACACTGCACGAAGAGCAGGCGACGAATCAGTCTCCCGTCTTACGCAATGTGCATTTGCCGCGCGGAAAACGGCTCCCGGAACTGCTCGATCTTCTATTGCCCCGGTTCGGTTATAACTGGTTCATTGAGCCGGTACTCGAGGAAACCGATTCCAGCGGAGCGTCGCTTGATCCACCAGTCGTCACGAATCACATTCGCGTGTTTCAACTTGGGGCAGGCGAAGAGGTCAAGCTCTATCTGCAGCCGATCACCAATCCGCCGACATCACTCAATTCCGCATTATCAAACGTCCCGGACATTGAGGCGGAATGGAACTGGGCCGACGTCGCCAATGAGATCATCGGGCAGGGTTCATTAAACGAATTCGAAGCCACGTTCGAGCTGTACCGCGGATGGCCGGATGAAGATGAAGAGTTCACCGCCGATCAGCTTCGCAAGGTCGATGATGGCGCCGACGATTCGGACGACGAATCGGTTTTCAAAGAACACCCGAACGCCTGGCGCAAATGGGTTCTCAATGAGGCCGGCGACTACTGCAACACGCGGATCGCCTTCGCCACGATCCCCGATAAACCATTTGACCTGAAGCCGCTCTTGGGACCGAATGCCGAGGCGAAGCGCCGCAGGTTCCATCACTGCCTGACGAAATCCCTCGATGGCGAGAGGCGCGAAGTCTATTTGCAATATCGCGATCCGACCGTATCGAGCGACAGCGATCCCGCGGCCTGGAAAACAATTCCACGCGAAGGGGCGGACGCCTGGGTGAATGCCGGGTTCCACGTTCTTGAAAAGGAATGCGGGATCTATTTCAGCGGCGCTACGCCGCCCGATGCTCTGATGGAGATTGATGACCCGGCCCGCGGCGGCACGGCGGGGGCGGCCCGGCTGCGAATCACGGCCTGTCTTCGCGGAGACGACCGACTGCAATACATCGCGGTCACTGAAAACCTTTCTCCCAATGGGAACACGATCCAGCTCTTCGTCGATCTGTCCGACAGGTTCCATTTCCGCCAGATTCAAGATCTCGACATTCCCGGTACCGGTCCCTATCCCACGATCTACAAATCTGCCCTTCTGGGAGAAAAATACGGCGACGACACGGTCAATGACCTCGATCTCCTGACGCATTATTGTGAGACGCTACGGACGCTCGAGCAGGCGGCCCGGTTGTCCTGTGAATTCGAGGTCGCCGGGATCCAAACCGGTTATCAGATCGGCCAGCTTGTGACGGCGATCAACGGCAGGAACATTTCATTCAACCGCAACTCGGTTGAACAGGCAGAAAAGCTCTATCCGCAGATCACCTCGATTACCTTCGATCGGCAGAAGCAGCGCACCAAACTGCGCGTCGAGAACTTCGATTTCACCCCCCGCAAACTCCGCAAGCTCTCACTGTAATGCACGATACCGACCAGGACTTTCACCGCCGCAAAAAAGACCGCCCCGCGTTCCCCACCGAACGTCTGGTCCGGTTTTTTATTACGGTCGCGGGCCCTGGGGGGGCGCCCTATCCCATACGCGGCCACGTGGTTTATGGCCAGATGTTGCGGGATACGACGTTCCCAAAAACGCCGGGCATGGACGTCGACGCCGGGGTTTTGACGGATCAATTTGCATTCCTGGGGATCACGTCGGGCGTCATTCCCGATAAAGGGTCGTTGGTCAGCGCGGAAAAACGCGGCAACCGATGGTGGCTCGAGGGCCCCGGCGTTTCCAACGCTGCCACGGCGACCGGCTCCGGCGATCTGATGACCTGCGTCGACAACGGTTCCGATCTCTCGCTCCATTGCCAGATTTGTCCCTGTAGCGCGGATCCGTGGATTCTGAATTTCGCGACGTTCGCCTGCAATGACAGTTACGGTCCTATCACTCTGTCAGGCCCGGCCGCCGTCTTCTTCAGTGAATCGGCTTCCTACGGCGGCCCGAGCTCTCCCTGCGTCTGGCTGAGTGCAATCATTTATGGCGCGGCTCATACCTTCCAATGGCAGCTAACCGTCTACCCGGCGTCGAATGGCGTCGTGTCCGCCGCGATCGATCTTTTGAAGGACAACGTCTCAATTCTCACCTGGTCATGTGACAACTTCTGTTGCACCTGCGAATCGTGTTTTACGATCAAATGCAATACGACGTTTCCGCTGCCGTGTCCGACCTGGCCGCGGGAAATCTGCATCACGGTGACGAAGAAATCCGAGATCCTCTATACGGCTCTCGTAGGCGGCTGCTGCGACAGCAGTTGCCCCTATGGCGTGCCGTTGGGATGGACCTTCGACGCCTGGGATTCGATCCTCGGGGCCGTCGGCTACCCGACGCACGGCCCTTATGGGCCGTTGACGATGTTGTATGAAGGCGACGGGTGCAATTGGACAGGCTCGATCTTCGCCGGCTCATTTCCGAACAGCTTTTTCTACGCCATCATTGGGACCCTCACGCTGCCGTGCGACGGGGTCGGAAACGTTACCTTGACGCTTCGCCTAAGTTCCAATGGCGTCGGTTCATTCTCCGTTTTCTACACTTGTCCAATCGCCTACTGGAACTGCGAAGGAAGTAACACATTCACCTATGTCAGCAACGGTGCTGACGCCGGTGGGTCCTTTCCAAATGGCGACTTTCCGCCGACGATCACAGTCGACCCGGCCGCCTTTCTGATCGATCAGAATGGAAATCCGATTCTTGATCCGAACGGCCAACCCGTCAAACCACCGGGGCGCTATCCCTGTGTCCCGACGACATGCCAGGTCTGCATGGAACTGCAGTGGACGGGCTACGTCTGCAATTGGATCTTCATTAGCTCGACCTGTTCGCATGACGAGACGAATCGAATCACGTCGACGACGAATTGCAACGCCTTCGGCTTGCCAGGAAATATCTACTGCTTCGCGGGCAACTCCTGATGCAGATCAATCAATTCGCCCCGGTCGGCGCAGTGAACGGCGAGCAGCCGCGATATGAATGCGGTCGCTGCAAAGTCAAGGTGCCTCGCGAAGAGATTATTTCGCACGTCTGCCAGATCCCGGTCAGTGCGCAATATGAAATACGTCTTTCCCGCGGTCCGTGCATTCACCGCGGCGAGGAGCTGCGGCGTGAACAGTGCCCCGGCTGCCGGGAAGGCGTTGTGCTGAAAGTTCTCAAATGTTCCAAGCATGGCGAATGCTGTATCGACAAGGCGGTCGCCGGCGTTCGCTCGTGTTCGGATTGCCCCGATCACAAACTGCCGGAAGGCTACATGGTGCCGACGCTCAAGAAACGGGAGCCGCTTCCACCGATCATCAATCGGACAGCCGGCGCCATGAATGGCTATGGAAAGGCGTTCCATTTCGTTCCGGGCAGTATTCCCGAGTTCGTCACCGTCGAACGTTACATGCACGACGTTAAGGCCCTGGCATCGAAACTTCCCGCCAATACCTCGCGCATCGTCGGTGTGGCCCGATCCGGGCTCTGCGCGGCGACAATGATCTCCATGCTGCTGCATCGGCCGCTCTCGATCGTCCGCCAGTCCGCCGCCGACATTGTCGATGGGGGCAACGGCTGGCGGCTCACCGGCGCGACGAACGACCGCGGCCCGGTTGTTGTTGTTGACGATACCTGCATGACCGGCAACTCATTGCGGCACGTTATGCCGATGGTGCACAAAAGCTATCCCGAGGCGATCCCGGCCGCGGTCTACGTCAATCCGAACGCCACGGAGAAGCCGAAAATCTTCACGCGACATTTGCCGTGGCCGCACGTGCTTGAATGGAACATGTTCAATTCGATTCTGACCCCGGCAATGGCGGTCGATTTCGACGGCATCCTCTGCCGCGATTGCGCGCCGCAGGACGACGACGACGGCCCGCGCTATGCCGGTTTCATCGCCTCCGCCGAGCCGCTCTATTATGTGCGCAAGGCCTCGATCCCACTGATCGTCACGGCCCGATTGGAAAAGTATCGCGCCGCGACGCTCGACTGGCTGGCCGGCCACGGAATGAGCGTTTCAAAACTCATCATGGGCCCCTGGGCGAATAACCGGGAGCGCGCGGCGGCCGATATTGGTCATTGGAAGGGGACGCATTACAAACAATTCATGGCCCAACGTCGGCAAATTCAGCCGCCTCTCTTCGTCGAGTCCGACGCACATCAGGCACAAATGATCGCCCAGGTATCTGGGGGAATCGTCGTCTGCCCCGCCGCGGGGAGGTGTTTTTGAAATGCTCCAGAATGAAGCGGTCGAACGCGCCTACGAAATTCCGGGCCAGACCTGGCCCGCGGAACTAAACTGGCTTTTCGAAAACCTGAAGGGCTCGAAAGCCCACGCTGAGGTCGGCGTCTACTGCGGGCGCTCGTTGTTCGCTTCATGCGGCGGGATGAGTCATGCGACGGTCTATCTTGTCGATTATGACTTTCCCTCGTTGCCGGATAGTAGGATGCCCGGGCCGAACTGGATTCGCGGAGTGCGCGACGCCACGTTAGCGGCAATGCGTACCGAACATTCGAGCCTGACCTTTGAGGAATTTGGTTTTGGTTCGATGGAGGCCGCGCGCGCGCTATTTACCCGGGACGTCAGGCTCGATTCGGTCTGGATCGACGCCAGCCACGAATACGAGCATGTGAACGGCGACATCCAGGCCTGGCGTGAAATCGTCAAACCCGGTGGTCTGATCTGCGGCCATGATTACTGGCCGGTGCATGTCGGCGTGATGCGCGCCGTTAACGAGCAATTCCCGCAATTCGTAGTCGCCACAAACACCCGCATCTGGTTCGCCCGCAAACCTATCTGATTGCTGGAAAAGATTACAAAAATCCGCCCTCGGATTCCCGTTCCCGCCCCTGCGCCAATCACGTAAGACCATTCGTCCGCGGGCAACCCTCTCGAAACTCTTGGAGCGCTCAATGCGTCACCTTCTCGCCTGTTTCCTGATTTTGTTTTCGTCCGCGGTCGCATTCGCCCAGCCCGGCGCCGATCCCTCGGTGCCGCCGACAGGCTTCGAGCAGATCTGCGCCGACCCCGGCTTTCGGGTTTTCAATGTGAAGGATTTCGGGGCCAAGGGGGACGGTCTCAGCGATGATACGGTTGCCATCAGGGCGGCGATCGCCGCGGCGGTTTCGAACGGCTCGGGGAATGTCTATTTCCCGGCCGGCGTTTACCTCGTCTGCGGCCAACCGACTGACGTCAACCCGGGCTGGCCGATCATCTTCCGAATCAATATGGGGAATCTCGTCTTTTCCGGCGATGGTCCGACGAAATCGATTCTGTCCGGGCTCATGCCCGGATTGAAAGACCCGAAAACGACCTGGGTTAAGACGACCGATTCCTATGCGAAAATTTCACGCTTCAAAATGTTCGGCTTCGGATATGACGGCCAGGCCGCCGGGCCGATCGACACGATCCAGTTTCGCGGTCTCTCGCTCAATGGGAACTTCCCATACACCGGCTATTCGCTCGTCGGCGCAGATCGAGCGACGGGCAACGGTTGGGACGTTACGCATAAAGCTGTCGCGTTCGCAAACTCTGTCGCCTCGACGAGGATCCTGTTTTTCAATTTCAATACGTGCAATTGGGCCGGTGAGAATGTCTATTCGGGAGAATCGGCGTCGCCTAGTTTTTACTTCGTCAATTCGACCGCCTGGGGCAGTAACGCGAGCATGATCAGCGTGCCCGCCATTACGATTGAATCGTCAGCATTGGGCGGGACGGACTTCGCACATAGCGCCTACAACGGGACAGAGTGTATGTGTATGTCCCCGGGCCTTGGTCAGACATTTTCCAATTCGATTGTGCAGGGCTGCGGAAACGGCAATGTGCATATCGGATACCGCGGCAGTTTTTACAAAGCGGTCAATTCGAAATTTGATTTGTGTTATCGGGGCATTCTCTTCTCGGAGAGCGCCTACAACGTCGAGGTGCAGAACAACAAATTTACGCGCATGACCGCGTACCAAGCCATGATCACATCGATCTTAGGACTCGGAGCAATTGAACAACGCGGCTTTGGAAATTGGAACGTTACCCAGAACGAAATTGATTGGGGCTGTTTGCTATGTAATCAGAATTACGACGTGACGGCCGCGCACGGAGGTGAGGATTTCCCCAATCTCAGCCTCACAAAAAATATCGTCAACCGGGGCTGGCTACTCGAAGGCGGATTCTACGGCGGAGACTATTCCGGCTTTGTCGTGGACTCCAATGTTTTCCGCGGCGACGCGGTCGACACCGGATACAACTATAACGGCCACGTCGGAATCTGGGCCGGCAACACCTATGAGAAGATGCAATATGCCGGCTGCAAAATTGATTTCTTTCCAGGTCATTACACGCAGACCGCACCTAACACCGGCATCCTCTATCTGCAATTCCGTTCGGATCGTGTGCAACTAAACGCGGCCGGGACCTCACCGCAGTTCGCCGACATCAATCCGACGCTGATGCAGTTCTACCCGGTAGGCTACAAAACCCGCATCTATACCACGTCATCGCCCGGCAAATGGTTCCTGGTCGCCAATCCGGCTTGGAATAATTGGACGGCGCCCCTGCAGGTCCCATCGCTGGATGCCGGCGGCGTCTCGATCCAGGTCAATTCATCCAGCGTCTTCGAAGTCGCCAAATAAATGGCCGTCATTACGCATTGGCCAGCTTGAATAAGGAAGTGAGATGCCAGCAACCAATCAACAGGTACAGGCGTTCTGCGACAATCGCGTACGCCCACGATGCACCGACGTTGTCGGGCTTGTGCAGCGCAGCCAGAACGATCTCGCGAACATCGGCGACGTTTATGCCAATCTGACGAACAGCCCGACATGGGCCGATGGGCGCTCGGACGGCGTCCCACATCTGGCGACGCCTGCCGATATTCTGGCGTGGAATACGTTCATCACGAATCTTGTCGCGATCATCACCGGCGCGACGACTGACGCCGCCGCCGCGCTGGCGCTCGTGCAAGGATTACAGGGGCAATGGCCGGTAATTCAGAAACTCCCCATCAACCCGGTTCCCCTTTAATGGTCGACAGATCAAATCTCGGCGCTCTGCGATTCTTCCCGCAGGGCGTCGACGTTTCAAAGTTGCCGGAGTCGATCAGGCGCAGCATGTCTGAAGGCGACTTGCAGGCATTGCAACAAGCCGTCGTACGCTCGCAAGTGAAGAAAATGAACAACGGGCAGTCGTCGCCAGTAATGCAGACGATGCCCCGATGGAGATCTCCGCAACGGCCAGATGCGGGGTGCACGGCGCGAACGAAGTCAGAAGCGCGAGTCTTTTTCAAATCGCTGTACGGCGGGAAACTCCCGATCGGGTTCGAACTAGAGAAATACTGATGGCTCTCGCGACGGCAGGATGCCTCGAAGTCGCTGCGCTCGGTTCCGATGGGAACGCGGGCAGCGACACAAACCCCGGTTGGTTCAATCCAGGCAGCGCGAACTTTCTCACGAATCTATCTTGCGACACATCGACGCCGAGCGTCTACAAAATATCTTCAGCGTCATACACTTTTGTCGCGGGAGACGTAGGCAGTTGGGTCTTCATTCAAGGCGGCACGAATTGGCTCCCCGGCTGGTATAAAATCACCTCAGTCGCGGGCGGCGTCGCGACAGTCAATGCGGCGATCGGCGCGGCAGTGCTCTATTCGACGCCCGGCCCATACGCGGTCAACACCGTCGCGGGTTGTGTCAACGGCTCTTACGTCTCTGGCACTGCGTCGGGGACGGGCGGGGTCGACTACTCGCAAGCCGGAACGCCCTCATTCACGACGGGCGCGGCCACAACCACAGCGACAACGACCGTCACAACGGCGTCGGCAGCAAAATCTTGGCTCGGCAATGGAATCTTTATCTCCGGCGGCGGAAATACGACCGGCATCTACGAAGTAACCGCCGTGACCGCCGGCGTAAGTTGCACGGTGACGGGCGGCGCTTCGCTCGTCAATGGTGCTAGCGTGACAGTGACTGTCGGCGGTTGTCTTGCATCGCCTGGCCAAGCCGGGGCGAACATGGTCTCCGGAAATCACGTTTACGCGAAGGGCAATAACACCTTCCTGATCACCTCGGCGACGGGCAACGTGAGCGGCGGGTGTATGACGCTGCCCAACGCGACGAGCAACGCAAACATGACTTGGGTGATTGGCTATAACGCTCTGCGCGGCGACTCGCCGACGGGGAGCGCTCGACCGATCTTTCAAGCATCGGGAGCGATCTCGGCTTTCACAATAGTAAAAGCGACCGGGCAGTCGCTGGCGAGTTTCCTAATTCTAGATTGCGCATCAAAGACGACCTCAATCGGCATCAACGTGTTGCGCGCCTACTATGTGACAGTAAAAAATTGTACCGGCGGCGGAATTAGCATGGGCGTCGGCGGGGCGATTCTTTGTGACGCGACGGGCTGCGCTACGACAAACGTGATCACCGGTTCAAGCGCGATGGCGCTCTACTGCGTCGCCTGGTCGAACTCGACAAACGGAATCGTCAATGTGATGGCGGCGGTGTTTTGTTTGAGCGTCAACAACAGCGGCGGCGGTCACGGATTCTTTGCATCAGGGGTAACAGGAACTTACGTCCAATGCACAGCCTTCGGCAACGGCGGCGATGGTTTCCGCGGCGCGAGTCTCGCGATCAATATCTCGATGAGCTGCATCAACTGCGTCAGCTATGGCAATACGGGGCTGGGATACAATTGCACAGCCGCGACCGACATTATGTTTCTCATCAGTTGCGCCGCCGGGAACAACTCGACGAACTTCGCGACGAATATATCGCTCGACTCGCAGCTCGGGAATATCACGCTGAGCGCGAACCCATTCACGAATTCCGCGGGCGGTGACTTCAGCACGAATACGACAGCGGGCGGCGGCGCTCTCTTGCGCGCGTTCGGGATTATTGGAGCGCTCCCCGGCGTTAGCACGACGACGGCGCAGGATGTCGGGGCAAGTCAACATGCCGATCCAGTTGGCGGCGCCGGTCAGAATCGATCAATTCTCGCCTCCGGGCTCTCTGCGTTAGGTTAAACAATGGCCGAAAGAATCCCGCAGAGCGTTTCGAAACTGGTCATCTTCCGCGCCTTTCTCTCGTCCGATGGAAAGACGCCGGCGACCGGAAAAACCATCGCCGTGACGATCTCAAAAAACGGTGCAGCGTTCGGAAATCCTAATGTCGGCGCCCTCAATGCCACCGAGATTTCGAGCGGATTTTACAAGTTCACGCTCGATACGACCGACACCGGCACGCAGGGCCCCGTCGCCTGGCGCGGTGCCGAGGCGACGATTGGCGACGCCGGCGATGTCTTCACGGTCGCCGACCCTCACAATGCCGGATTCGATGCGCTTCCATCCGCCGCCGCGAATGCTTCGGGCGGCGTGCATACGAACGGCGTCGGCGCCGGGCAATTCAGCGTCGATGGCTCCGGCAACGCCGATGCGAATGTCATCAACTGGAAAGGTGCGACAGCCCCCGCAATGAGCGGCGACGCTTTCGCCCGGCTCGGCGCTCCGGCCGGCGCTAGCACTGCGGCCGATATTGCCGCCATCAAATCGGACACCGGCACAATCCTGACCGACGTCAACACGGGCGCCGGGGCGATTTACACACGACTCGGCGCGCCGGCAAACGGATCGATCGCTGCCGATGTCGCCGCCGTCGGCGCGAGCGCCGCATCCGCGGATAACAAGGCGTCAACCATTCTTACGAATCTGGCGGCCGTTCCCGCGGCACTTTTCGCGGCAGCAAGCGAAGGGGCGGAAACGTTCATCCAGACGCTGCGCATCATTCGCTCCGCGGTCGCCGGAAAACTCAACGGCGCCCCCAACGGACCGATCAACACGCGCGACCTGGCCGATACGAAGAACCGCATTACGGCGACGATCGACGCGAACAATAACCGCACCGCGGTAACCACGGATGGAACCTGATGTTTCCGAACGGTTTATTTCAACCCGGTCTCTTTTCGCCGGCATTGTTTCCCCGCGGGCCGGGGAGCGGGCCGCCGCCGACGGTGATTCCTGAGCTGACGTTCGCCACAGGATTACGGGGAGTTGGATTCGTCGCCAGTGCCCGCGGCCAGACCTGGCTCGCCGCCGCCCGCGGAACCTCATTCGTGCCCCATATTCCCAGGTGAACCGTCATGTACCCGAATCTCGCGACCAGCGCCCGCCATCCGAAGGTCAAACATCCTCTCGAAGTGCTCGACTTCAGCGCCGATTTCTCGCTCCTTCTCAACGCCGGCGAAACGCTCACAGGAACGCCGACGATCACCGGCGGGAATGATTTGACGATCACCGCCAAGGCGGTCAATGGATCGACGTTCGTCAACGATGCCGAGGAGGGAGGCGGCACGGTGCAGATCGGTTGCGGCGTAACGTTTCATGTCGCCGGCGGCACGGACGGCACGACGTATATGCTGACTGTCTCCTGCGCCACGAATCTAAGCCGCACGCGGGTCCAGGTCTGCCAGCTCCTCGTGAGTGCGAAATAGTCCAAATGACGATCGCCGAAATCTGGGCCGCGTTCGACGGTTACAACTGCCGACACAAATCGGAAAAGACCGTCCGATTTTACCGGAGCCGTCTCCGGCTCTTCGTTGCGAAATTCGGCAGCCGACCCGCCGATAAACTCCGCTCGCTCGAGATCGATGAATACCTGCACGAAGCGGGGTTCAAGGGGACGCGCGAACTTTCGGCGACGACCCGCCGGCACAACGCCGTCGCTGTGACGAGCCTGCAATCATTCGCTGTTGAACAAAATCTACTTCGTAAGCCGTGGTTTACAAAACTGGATAAACCGCGCGGCAACCGGCGGGAACGGATTCCAGAGGCCCACGAAATCGCGGCGGTTTTCAAACACGCCTCGCCCGCCTTCCTGCTGATCTGCACCGCCCTGGCCCAGTCGGGGGCCCGGCCCGGCGAGCTGTGCGCGGCGACGATCGCCGACGTGATCCGCGATGCCCGGCCGCGGATCGAATTGAAACAACATAAGACCGCCAAAAAAACCGGCAAGCCGCGGATTATTCCTCTGGGGAAAAAACTGCTGCCGACGATCCTGCAGGCGATCGGCGACCGGACCGAGGGCCCGGTATTTCTTTCCTCGAGGGGCGGGGCCTGGGACGTGGCCAATCTCTCGAGCATGTTCCGGAAACTGCGCGACGCCGCCGGGCTCAAACGCGACCTGGTGCTCTATCATCTGCGGCACCGTTTCGCGACCGAATGCCTGCGGGCCGGCACGCCCCTCGGGGATGTTTCGCTCCTGATGGGGCATTCCAACATTGCCACGACGCAGATCTATCTGCATCGCGACGCGACCGAGGCGACAGCCGGCCAGGATAACGTGCCCGATCTCTCGCCCGGGGAAAAGCCGCCACCGAAGAAACCGGACATTCCGCCCGAAAAGCCCGGCTGAAAGGAACGCGCGATGCGATTTCCGATTGTCTGCCTGATGCTCTTCTGGCTGCCGGCAACTCGCGGCCAGGCCCAGGAATCCCTAAGCGTGCATCTGACGATGGGAAATCCATCCCAGGCGTCGCACGATCCCGCGAACGCGAACAATTATCTCGTGATCCGCGACGAGTATGCTTATTCCTACAACGCCGGTACCGGGCTGGCGAACTGGGTTTCCTGGCGGCTGGCGGCCGAGGACGTCGGCAATGCGGACCGGTCCGGACTGGATTTCAGTCGCGACGAGGAGCTGCCGGCGAACTTTCCGCGGACGCCGGTGCAGCTCTACGGCAACAGCGGCTTCGACAAAGGTCATATCTGCCCCTCGAAGGACCGTTCCCGCCGATCGAAGGGACAGAAAAACACCTTCAAAACGACGAACTGTTTTCCGCAGGCGCCGGCGGTGAACCGCGGCCCCTGGAATCAGCATGAAGAATATCGCCGGGATAAGGCAGCCGAGGGTAAGGAACTTTATGTTGTCGCCGGCCCGGCGGGTCGCGGCGGCCTCGGTGATAAGGGTTTTCGGCAATCCCTAGGTCGAACGCGGCCCGAATGGGAACATACGAAACAGCCCGGCAGCGGCTTCGACGTGCCGGCCTGGTGCTGGGCGGTCGCCCTGGTGCTCGATGACAAGGAAGGGAACGATTTGAAACGGGTCGGCAGGAAAACGCCGACGCTCGCCGTGATTATGCCGAATGTGCAGGACATTGCCGGGCCCTGGTCGAGCTACCTGCGGCGGATCCGCGACGTCGAGGAGCTCACCGGGTTTGATCTCTTCGATCTGGTCGACGAAGACGTGCAGGAGCTGCTCGAGGCGGCCGAGCCGGCCGAGCTCATTCCGAATCGCTGAACGGCTCGCCGATCCGGCAACGGACTAATCGCCGGGAAAGACCCTGAACCCTGTCGATCGCCGCCGTTCGGCCGCGGCGAAGCCGCTCGGTGACCTCGTCCCATCCCAGGCGGATCTCCCGCGCGCGCTGTTCGATTTCGTCGGGCATCGGATCCGGCACAATCCGGAACCGGCTGATTCCGTTCTTCTTCTTCGGATGCCGGGATTTCCGCCCGCGGTCTCGCCAGCGTTTCAGCCAGCCCAGGCGATCGGCGGCCGAGGCCGTCGGGCCTGCTCCGCCTTGGCCTTCCACCACGCCGCCAGTTTGTCGACAGCGTTTGCCAGCGCATCCCGCCGCCGAGCTGGTCGGCGTGGCTTCTCTGCGTTTTGAGGAACGGCTGCGGGCATCGCGGGGCATGATCCTGTCGGGTGCAAAGTGCCGCGCGGGCCGGGCGCTACAGGGGGGCAATAACGTCCCAGGCCCCGCGGCTTGAGCCGGGAATCTGCCTGATTTTGGCCGCGACGTCGAGAGCAATTGCTGACGAGTAGTTATTTCGCTTTTTGGCGGGTAGGCTGGAATAGTTCCCGAAAAGTTCCCGCCAGGCCCGACCATGCCCGAATTCACCCGTTTCGTCTGCCCCGGCTGCCAGAAGCGCTTCAAGATTCCCGCTGGCAAGACGATACCGGAATTTTGTCCCGCCTGTGCGAAGGTTGATCGGACCGTCGCAGCCTCTCCGCCGGCGGCATTCGATGATCTGGCTGCTGCCATCAGAGCCGAACAGATCGAAGCGCGGGCGAAGGTGACAGCGGCCGAGAATCAAAAAATCCAGGAAGAGCAAGCCCGAGGGCTGTCGATCGTCTTCAGATCCGCCGAGGCGGCGGAGACCGCGAAGACTGTTTTCGTTCCAGCGCCAAGCCGCTGGCACCGATTGAAAATCTCCCGAAGAAAGTCGCTGACTGTCGGCGCTCTCTTTGCGGCGACAGTCGCCGCTCTCTATTTCAGCCCTCTCTCATTTCGGCGACCGACATTCCCAGAAGATGCGGCGGCCTGGTCGCGCGGCAAAAAGGAAATCTCGGAATATCTGTTGGCTCCTAAGACCGCGGAATTTCCCGAAATGGGCGAGTTCGAGCGCCCGCTAAAAGACAAACGATCTGTCACCGTCAAATCATACGTCGATGCAAAAAACGCAAGCGGCGTGCCGATTCGGCTACGTTGGCAGCTTTCCCTTGAACCAAACGACGCGGGATCGGATTGGGATCTGATGTGGGCAGAGCTTGAAGGGAAGATCGTTTATGTTGATCCGGTTCTCAAGTCCGCAGCCGAAAAGATCGATCGCGAAAATGCAGCAAAACGTGAAAGTCGCCGAATTGCGGCGCGCGACGATCGCCGCGTGCGCGGCGGATGGCGAGACGTTAAGCACGTCGAGGGGCGAAAATATGAGCATCTAAGCTTCACGACGACCGAGCAAGGATTTCGGGTCGTCTGGCATTGCCCCGGCGGAGCTCGAATCAGTCTACGGGGTCCGGAAGGGTTCATCCGCGATTTGGCGAAGCGTCCGGCCGGCAGGGAGCCCGTCGCCGTCGACGTCCCCGATCTTCCGCCAGGTTCCTACCAGCTAGTCATCGAGTCGGAAGTGAAATGGACCATAACGATTCAGGAATGACCGAGCCGTAGCACGGTCGCTTCCGCGCCCCGTCCCGAGGATGCCTGGCCACTCCCGGGGCGGGGCGGTTTTATGCGCGGCGTTCGGCGACATGGCACTAGGTTATAAACCTAGTCGCATGCCCCCGCCGCGACCCTGCGGCCTGGGAATTCTGTGCCGCGCGACTTCCCCGGACTTTTAATCCGTAGGTCTTGGGTTCGAATCCCAACGCCCTCACTTGAAGTCTATCACGGCCAGTCCGTTGAATTGTTCGGACGCGCCGCGAGACTTGACGTAAGTCGAAATGCCATCGGATAAAGCGTCTCGATTTGCGATAACACCGAGGCCGATGTGTGCAACGGACAGAATGTCCGTTGAACTGATTTGCCGGCGAGAGTGCAAGGGTTGTGTGGGTGTCCGTAAGGCCCCCGTTATGTCGACGACAATCGAACTAAGGCCAACCCCACTGCACTCTCGCCGGCCAATCAGTTATTTGAAGAATCGTCCCCGCCGTAATATGCCGAACAGAGGCATTCACCCGCCTTTCTGAAAAGTTATTAAAAGCCGGATCGTCAAACCGTGTTTTGACTTCCGTCCTAATCCGCGAATCGACGCGGATTTTTTTGTTGCATTTTTTTGAGCACTCGCTAATCTCGACCTCGCCTTGGTTTTTGTCGTCGATGCCGGCTGCCTCGTGGGTGGCCCTTCCATTCTGACTCTGGGATTACAGTCTCACTGACAGTCAATGGGCATCGACTCAAACGAGATTTGATCGACGCCCTACCCGTTCCGACGACACGGGAAGGCAACTGCTGTTAGCGAGGCTTTTTCTATGCGCCTGTCCCGCGCCCTTCACTGCACGCCGGAACATCCGGGCAGCGTTGCGCGCGGGGCAGGTCGCATTTAATTCCCCGCTCCGCAGGCCGCCGCAGGATGCCGGTCTCAGTCGGAGATTTTCGACATGCTTTGGATCGCGTACAAAGACGCGTACCTAGGATGGCTCGGTCTCCATGGAGGGGTTCGCAATGCGGATAAAGCGCGGGAAATCCTGGGAAGATTCACCCGATATGTGGATCCGTCGACTCTGGAAGGGATCACGAATCGGAATTACATCGCGTATCTCACGCGCCGCAAGGCGGAGAATGGCCGCGCGGGCGCGCCGCTTTCGCCAGCAACTCTGAATGGCGACATCCGCTATCTCAATGCGGCATTTGCAGCGGCCCTGGCCCCCGACGCTTATCATCGCGATCGGCTCGGCCTGGTCGAAGATCCGACGTGGCAGCCGCCCCGGATGCGATTGCAGCGTGAAATGCGTCGCCGTCCGACATGCGTCACGCAGGATGCGTTCGGACGAGCGCTCGATGCCTGCAAGTTCGCGACGATCCCGGCTCATCCCGATTGCCCAGCGTCGCATTGGTGGCAGACGTTTTTCCTGCTGTCATATATTACCGGGATTCGCTCGGGCGCCATGCTCGAAATTCCCCGACCTTCGGAAGAGGATCTCGCACTCCGCATTTTGCGAGTCCCCGCCGAAGACGACAAATCGGACGGGGAACGCGCGTTCTTCCTGACGGATGAAGCGATCTGGGCGATCCGACGCCTCCCAATCTCGCGCGATGGGAAGCTGTTTTCGTGGACGAAGTGCCGCCGGTACTTTTACACGATCCTGCATCGCTTCCAATCGCGGGCTGGAATTCCGCCGAACGATCACGCGCTCCCTCACGCACTGCGACGCACGAAGGGGACTGAGCTGGTAAAGCTCGGATGCCCTTTGCCGCTTGTGCAACGCGAACTGGGGCATTCTTCGCCCCAAGTGACCGCCAGGTACTATATCGGCGAGATCAGCGAGCAGCAGCGAACAGCGGTCGCCGCGCTGCCCTTACCGGAAACGATGCGACGGATGGCATCGGGAAAGAGTCAGGAGGACCAGCTTTGCCTATTCGAATAACCGCACACGGAACCGGGGCCCATAAGACGTATCGATGCCCGTCGCAAGGTTCGATAGCCGCTTGTCGCGGCAGCCTCGGTTCCGATTTTATTCGAGGCGTCGACGGGACCGGGCCCGTTATCGGAACCGCTGAAAAGTTCCCGCGACTCGTCGTCGCAAATCCGGTCCCGTCTTTTGCAAATAACCGCGAGTCATTAAGCATTCCAGGCGCTGCTGCCTGCCCCCGCCGGGAGTCGATGGACGCATCCTCCCGCGGGGCCCTACCGTTTTCGGGGCGGGGCGGTCCCGTCCGTTACCCGCGGCGCCATGATGTCGCCGCGGTCTTCGTGTGGCTCTGCCGTGACGGACTTTCCCAGTTCGTAGCAAGCCGGTCGAACTATGGTCCCAAGTCATTGCCGCCTAGCACTCGATCCGCCCTGCGTCCACAGGCACGGCAGTAGCCGTTTTCTATTCCACTTTTTAAGGGAGATCATGCTTGTTTTGTCGATCCGCCAGGGCCGTTCAGTAGTCATCGACGGAAATATCGAGGTCTTCGTTTGTTCAACAGCATCGGGAAAGGCCCGACTCGGATTCCGAGCGCCCAAGGACGTCAGAATTGAAAGAAGGGAATTGATTCAACCATGCAGATCAATAGCCAGTTCGGTCGCCCGGGAATCGGTCAACGCATGAATGGAAAGGACTCACGATGCGCCAGCAGGAGGCTGCGGAGGGGCAACTCGAATTACCGCTTTCGCAAGACAGAAAACTTGAGATCGCGGCGCTGTTGAAGATCAGGGACCCGCCGGTAATCTCGGCCAAGCGACAAAAAGGACTCGTCGCCTGGCTAGTCGCGATGGCAAAAAACTCAGACGGCGATGGCTGCTATCGCCGCGGGCAGGAAGTGATGGCAGCGAAGCTGGACATTAGCCAGCGCTGCCTGCGGAACTGGCGACAGGACTTCTCGGACCTGCAGATTTTGTTTTCCGAGGATCCGAGCGGGCCAGGCGAAAATGGGGTTGATCGAGTCGACTGGTTTGCCGTCGAACGATTGACCAGGAGGGTTGGGGGTGAATTGTCACCCGCCGGCGTGGAACACGCGGGAGCCGCGGACGCCGGTAATTTGGGGAGGGATGTCGCCAACAATTTGTTAAACGGGGAAGACCGGCAGAATTGCCGGTCTGACCGGCAAATTTGCCGGTCTTTACCATTACCATTGTTTTCGAATGAAAACACCACATTAACCATTACCAAAACCATTGATGGTCAAAGAACACTGGTTGCTCAGAGACCGGCAAATTTGCCGGGCAGACCGGCACTTTTTTTTATGCTGTCGATTGATGATCTCTCGAACCCCGACAGGATTGACGAGTGGTTTCAATGGGCCGTCGCCACGGGGCGGGCTTTCACCGAGGACAAACACAGAATTTTCGCCGCGGCCCATTCAGTATTTCGCCGTCACAACGAAGCGAAACGATCGAATCGGGAAGCGCCCGGGCCGGCCGCCTTTGCCGTTAATGTTCGCGATCGCCGCTGGTTTGCCGGGTTGATTGACGACGACTGGGCGTCCCAGGCGTTGCGTTACCTAGACCGTCAGGAGTCCGAATTATGATCGAAGAACCGAACGTCTTGATAGAGCCGAAGGATAGCGTTTCCTGGAAGATCGCCGCGGACATTGCGGACAAAATTATTGATCTGATCGCGCCGGTATGCGAAGGCGATCGGGCTGTTGTCGCCGGGAGCATCCGTCGCCGCAAGCCATTCGTGAAGGACATCGAAATCGTTTGTCAGCCGCTGCCATCGAAGCGCCCCGCGGCGTTATTCGCCGAGCCGGTCGACGCGATCGATCCGGAGAAAATCCCGACGGTGATCGACAGATTGCTCAATCGGGTTTGTTCCGGCCCAGGCCCGCTTCAGTTCGATCAAGACCTGAAGAGAAACGGCCGACGCTATAAGCGACTCGACTGGGACGGCATAAAGGTCGATTTGTTCATTGTGACGCCCCCCGCGAGCTGGGGCGCATTGCTCGCTATCCGCACTGGTCCCGCCGAGTTCGGCCATCTGGTTGTTACCAAACGCTCGAACGGGGGCGCTATGCCCGACGGTCTCAATCAACATCGCGGATCGCTCTGGGGACCGTCGGGGGTCATTGAGACGCCCGAGGAAGAGGACTTTTTCGCCGCACTGGGCCTGCCGACATGGCTGGCCTGGGAGCGAACAACCGACCGCCTGTTGAATTTCCTGCGCCTTCCCGCCGAGGCCCAGGTCGACGAGTGCCGTCATCAGCAACCGGCCTTCAATCGTTAAACCCTTGTTGACGGCGGGTCATTAATCATTCGGGTGCAATAATGGGATTCAACTATTGCAGGACTTGCGGGACCGGCCCGGCCGGCCCGGGATGCGGCTGGATTCACGATCCCGCGTCGCCAGCGTGGAAATTCTGGCGACGCGTTCAGTGTCCTCGTTGCGGCGGCGATGGCATGGCAAAGCCGCCTGGTTGGCCGGACGAGGCCGAAATCCAGCGAATGAGGCCGGCGCCGCCCCCTGGATCGTCGAGAAAATTCAGAATTGCGGTTCAGCCGCCAGATGGGGGCGCCGTATTCTGGATGACGCCGATTGCCGCCCCGCTCGAGCTTGCCGACCAGTTGCAAGCAAACATTCTGGCCCAGAGTTTCGCATCGGGATCATGCACAGTTATCCAGGGGCCGCCTTTCCATTTGCCGGATTCGATTATGCGCGCCGAGCGCACCGTGAGCGAGGCCGAAGCATTCCTGCGACCTCCGGGCGCGCACCTTGAATCCGAATTTCCGACATACTGACTCACATTTATCTGTTGTTCTAACCACGGAGGAACCATGCACATGGCTGTTCAACTTGAACAATTGACGCTCGCCACGTTGGAAGTGCTTGAGCCCAAAATTGAGCTGCTGTTTCAAAAGCACCTGCAGCTCATTACGAACGACTGCATGAATCGCCCAGGCGAAAAGAAGAAACGTAAGTTGACGTTTCAGCTCGAATTTGAGCCGGTCGCCGACCCCGAAACGGGGCAGTGCGAAGAGGTTAAGGTGTCGATCGACGCTAACGCCGCCGTGCCGAAATTCCGAACTCGCGATTTCAAGATGCGCCCCTCGAAGGCCGGTCTGCGGTTCGACGCTCAGGTCGCGGACGATCCTGCTCTGGCCTGACCCATTCAATTCAGTTCGTTTCGTTCTCAATCGCCACTTATTTTGAAAAGGATGCAGCATGGAAGGAATTTTGACGGATGCAATTAAGTTGATTCAGGACACAGCAGTTGCCGCCAAGGGAGCCGAGGGAAAACTTGCGATCGTAAAACCGCAGGCCGAGCCGCCGCACGTCTATTTGACCGTCGGAGCCGACGGTAAATTCGAAAAGCAGATCGCCATGCCGGCTGGCCGCAATCATCGCCTGATCACACTCGATGAGGTTGAGCGATTCGTTCAAGAGAAGGGCTCCGAACATACCGTCGTGTGGTATGACCGGACCGGGGTCGCCGTCGTTATCGACGACGATACCCGCCGCGATTTCGCCACCATGTCGCTGACATTAACGCCGACAATGGTCCTGCTGGCCAGGCTGGAAAAGGATCGGCCGGGCTACGACCAGAAGGCATTCCGCAAGCTATTGCGGACCGACCTGGGGGAATGCCAGCGCGACCCGCGACTCTTCAACTGGGTAAGCGACCTGAAATTCGCCAATATGTCGGGCGCCGTGGGCCAGTTCAGCAATGCCCGGGAATCGCTGGGGAACGACATCGAGGCCCAGGCTGTGAGCGGGGCCGGGGAATGCCCCGACGATTTGATACTCGACGTTCGGACGTTCGACGATCCCTCATTGGTCGAACGCCAGGGCATCAAATGCGTGTTCGAGTTTTCTCCGCAGGAGAGAGAATTCCGCTTGATCCCGTTTCCCCTGGCCGTTCACAACGCGATCGAACTGGAAGTCACTTTCATTGGTGAACGCCTGCGCGAAAAACTCGGCGACGTGCCCTGTTTCCGCGGACGTTTCCTTAACGCCTGAAGGGATTCGCCATGCGCCTTGGCAAGAAAGCAAAGGGGACCGCGGAAGTCGCCGCCCCTGAAGGAAATGGGATCGGTTTTAATCTGCGGGTCAAGCCGCCGACTCACCCCGGCCTGAACAGCACGACTGTACCGGCCGGCATTGCTCACAATGATCCAGATGTCAGACCGCCGCTGTCGATCGACCCGGAGATTCGGGATCTAATTCCCACGCTGTCGAAGCAGGAACGGACCGACCTCGAGAAGAGTCTGCGGGCCGAGGGCTGCCTCGATCGCCTCAAGGGCTGGTCCGAAACAGGATTTCTGCTCGATGGGCACAATCGCAAAGAGATCTGCGACGCCTTCGAAATCCAATACGACGTCGAATGGATGACTTTCTCCGGAAGGGCCGAGGCAATTGATTTTGTGCTGGGACTGCAGCTCGCCCGTCGCAATGTCAGCGATGAACAGCGAGCCTATCTGATCGGTAAACGGCTGGAAAATGAGAGCCAGCCGCACGGCCGCCCCAAGAATTTAAGGGCTCAAGTTGAGCCCTTAAAAAACGGCCATAAGCCGAAGGGAAAAACGGCCGTCCGGATCGCCAAAGAATCGAACGTCTCGCCCGCGACCGTCAAACGAAATGGAGTTTTCTCGAAAGCGGTCGATCGCCTGGGGGGGCCCGGATCGATCGTCGGTCGAAAGCTGATGGACGGCCAGGTGAAAATGTCGGATGCCGCCGCAAAGCTAGTTCGTGACCTGCCGGCCGCCAAGGTAGTCGAGCTCGCCGCGGGAATCGGGGGAGGCAAATTCAAAACCGTCGAACAGGGATTGGTGAAAACCCGAGCGACGCCCGTCCAGCGTCGCATTGATGCCCGCAAGGCCGAGACCGCGAAGCCGGAGATGAAGCCTCCCACCGACCAGGCCGAGGATTGGGCGACCGTCGAAAACCGTCTCGTCGAGCTACTCGACATCAAGGATCGAAAACGCGTCGATGCCGCCGTCCGGGAATTACTCGTCTTCGTTCGGGCCAGGAAGTGAAATCGTGTTGATCGGGACTCATTAAGCATTGGGGGATCGATGACTGTCGAAGAAATGCTCAAATTCCTGTCCGGGGCCGAGAAACAGGGGAGACTGCTGATAAAGGACAGCAATTCGAACCGCACACGCGTCGTCAAAAGCATGTCAATTCGCATCGATGATACCGGACTGACATTCATCATCCTGCATGACGACCGGGCCGCGGAACTCGCCGACGTCGTGGCCAATCCGGTCGGATAACATCAAGTCATTTGTGGCTTTGGAGCGTAAGAATGCCAACACTCGCCGAATACATGCGACGAATTGGGGCCGCGAGCAGGCCCGAGGGCAAAGCAGAGGATTTCACCGCCAGCGAGCAAGCGCTGGCCCTATGCCTGGTGACCGCGGCCATGGCGCATCGTAGATACCCTTTTTCGGGGGAAGTCGCAGAGACGGTCGCGAATCAACTCATCAGGCGTCTCGACCTGGCCCTGTCCGCCCCGTCGAGGCGCTGACTATCAATCAACAAGGGTTCGGGCCGCGTGGTGCGGACAACCGGGTCGGTTCATTCGGAAGGGGCGTTCACAATGCAGAATGAAGAAACACCAGCGACGGCAGGTGCGCACGATACGCACTCCCAGCGAGGCCCCATTAAAGACCCCCAAGAGTTGCGACAGCCGGTTCGATTCCGGCCGAGCCCAATGTTAGAGGCCAGGCACGTGAAAGAGTTGTTGACCGACCTTGGAATTGCGATCAACATCAATAACGGCCGCTGCGAGCAAATCGAGGAAACACTGTGCCGCGCGACGACGCTCTGCGTGGAGCTGCTCGCCTACTTCGACAACGAAGACCCGCGCCCTTAGCCGCGCTGACCGTTTATCAACCAGAGAAAAGGGGATCCCGCATGACCGACGCCGACACAACTCGAAACACTGATGAATTGTGGGGACTGGTAAGAGCCGTGCAGGACACTATCGGCAAGGACGGAAAACCGCTGGTCGTCGATCTTAAAGACAATTCACCATTTGGGCCGCTCGCTCACCTGCGTGCGCTGGCCGATGAACTCGACCCGGAAAACGGGAAGTATTGACAATGACTCCAGCCGAACGCCTTGCAGCCAAAAAAAGGAAAAGCCGCCTCCCGAAAGGCCGCCATCCGGTTCACGATTGTCGCCTTGCTGAAATGCGATTGGAACTCGGGCTGAGCCTTAAGGCAGTCGGCGAAGAAATCGGGATGACGCAAGCCGGGCTGTGGAACATCGAGCACGGCACAGACCCGATGCTGACGAGCGCACGCAAGATCGCGAAGTTTTTCGGAAAGACTGTTGATGAGATTTGGAAGCCGCTTAATGACGTTTAGTCAACAGGTGAAGCGATGACGAACCGACAAAAAGAAGCAGAAGCGGCCCGAACAAGGCTCATGCGAACATGCCACAACGTCATTTCCGAGTGCGATCAATGTTTGCGTGACATTGCCTGGTGGAACAACAATCGGACGGAGTGCCCACCAATCGATCCCGAAGGCTTCCGCGTTAAGGGGCTCATCGCCCGGGCCGTCCTAAAGTGTCTCGAGGAGCGGGCGAGAATTCCGGATGATTTAGCCCGCGAATTTTTTAACCCTGAATGAGTTTTGGTCAACCAGCAATCGGGACCGTCTTAACATGCCGAGGCGTCAAAAAGAGATGCTGACCACGCTAAGCAATCCGGGCTATCGCTGGCCTGCGATCAAGTCAGATCACTCCCCGACCAGCGAATCGGAGTGCGTCTTGAAAATTGATTGCCACACTCCGAGGGCAGTGCGGCGAAGTCGTTTCGACGGTCCCTTTAACATTTTGGCACGGCATCGTGGAAGGACACGATCACACAAACACGACCCAAGGGCGGCAGAGCAGGCCCAGTGTTCAGCTTCAGGCTGGCACGATCAACCTGCAAAGGCCCGAAGATTACAACTTACAGCGACGGCTGAGGGTAGGGGCGGTCGGCTCCTGAATTCCGGCTTGTGACCAGACGTGGAGCAGGTGTCGAATCCTGCCCGTGCCATCTTTTAACAGCGAATGAGAAAGAGTCAGCGCGCAATGCCGAAATCTCTGCCGAAATTTGAGCTTCTGCTGGACGGTCAATTCGACACCTTTCAGCATTGGGTTAATGCTGCACAGCGCAGAATTGGAGGCCGGGACATGGTGTGCGTCGACTCAAAGGGCCGGCGCTGCCTGACCGGTGAAGAGATGCACCGCGCGCGGGATGAGGACGCTTTCCCGGTTTACTATGGCTGGGATTCCACAATCTGCAAATGAGGGGAAATCAACCGATGAAACTTTCGTCGTTAAATCCGCAGTTTTGGGGCGATGGCAGTTTGCGCTTTGACTGTCCGCGATGCGGAGCACCATACACGGTTTCCATTAAGTGCTCGGCAGGGCCGCCCGACCAGGAGAAAGCGATTTGGAACTGGAACTATGACGGCAGGAGGATGAACTGGGATTCTCTGACTGTGCTCCCGAGCATTCGATTCGCGGCCCACGGCCGCAAGAAATCGTGCGGCTGGCACGGGAACATAACCCGCGGGGAAGTCACAAACGCTTAATGACTGAGGATCAACA